CGCCTAGATACGCGTTTGAAAATATTCCCACTCCGCACTCTTTCGAGAGGAGCAGGTAGTGTGGATATATGATAACCGTGTCGAAACACAGTTAGTCGTCTTAATGTAAGTTTTCAACTTTGTTAATAAGTTATAAATTTATTAATATTAAGATATATACTAAAGAGTCATTCGCAGGAAGTAGTACCCCCAATTGGGCGTCTACGATCAGAGGTAAGGTCTAATTAGTCTCGGAATCTTATTTCTAAGACTCTTAACCACCACCAGATCACCCTGTCGCAGGACCACCTAAGAGCCGGCATGCCTAATCAGTCTTAAGATATTACATTGTTCGGTACGCGTTTATTTTAGCGTTCCCGAGTAATACCCGTTTAACCACTGCATGATCACCCCTTAACTTCGACGTTCGTCTACTAGAATTATTCGTTCTAATGGTCGGCCCAAGATGTTATTCGGTCTGATCGGGCTTTAGTCCCTCAGCTGGTTGCTCGGCAAAGATTGAGTCCAGCACGTCAGTAATATATAGAGCTTAATCATTAATTAAGGTCTCTTCTAACTTTCCGCCAAGAACGCCATCGCGCTAGCCACTCTCCCCCTCTGACAAAATCAGTAGGGCGAGGAGCCTCGCGCCGAATAGTAAGATCAGGAGCTAACCCCAAACCTTCTATCGCTTTCTCTAAGTCATCGACTTTCGATACCAGTACGGCTAACCGATCTAAGGTTAGATCAGCTTCTATCATAGAAGTTAAGTCTGATTCGAGTCCTCGTAGTTCACTATGTAGGTCAAAGAAAGAATCTCGATAGCAAAATTCAATCATACCCATCAAGGATCTAAGTTGATCCTGTGAAAGGGTTCCCGGGTCTCGAACTAACCAGATTGCATCTGGATTAGCCCGGACTGCCCGAGGCCATAATGACCCTGAATACATAGGGTCCCCAACAAATAGGAATTTAGGCAATTGCCACGATTCATATTTAGAGGTTCCATAATGAGCCCGCGTTCTATCAACTTCAACCAATTTGGTTAAAGCCTTAGCCCGAGGTAGCAAATCAACTACTCTCTGTCTAATTGACGCGGCCAGATCTTTAACCCAGATGTAATCTGGATATTTAAAATCTGTACCACCAGAGGCCATCCATTTAAGGATGTCTCCTTCGAACCCAGGACCTCCCGGTCCGTAGTACGAAACTACGTAACCTTGAAGTCGACGAGGCAACACTGACCATAGTTGGTTAACCCGTGAAACGGATCGGTACCCGAACCCCAAGAGAGCTAAACCTTGAGGTAAGGATAGTTGATACTTACGTACCAATTCCAACCACGCTGGCAATGAACCAGCAGCTGAGAGAACCTCCAATAAAGCCAAGGGTCCTACGGAGAAACCTCCATAGTAGACCCTTTTAGCAAATTCGAGGACCCCTCGCCCTTTAGAATCATGAACAGATTTTGAGAGTTGGATTCCAACTCCAATCCCTGCCATAATTTTAAGGTAGGTATCGGCTACTAGCCGGTCAGCTATAACTATGTCATCTCCTAAGAGAGCATAGTCCTCAAACCATTCATCACCAGAAACCCGCCCAGACAATTCTGCTGCCATCTGCACTATAGC